AACGCGCTGCTGGCCGCTAAAGAACGCGACTTGGCCGCCACAAGAGCGCTAACGGCTGCTCAAGCAACGCTGAATGGTGTAGCAACCACCGGGACGGTGGTGATGGGTGGACTTCGATCGGCAATGGCGTTCCTCGGCGGACCGCTTGGGGTTGTTCTGCTGGCAGCAACCGCGATCGCAACATTTGCAACGAATGCACGGGAGGCGAAAGAGCCTACGGACCTTCTAACCCTGTCCGTTGAAAAACTTGGACAGGCACAGCTGAAGGTTGCACAACTGGACATCGACAAGCGAATCCAAGCAGTGAGCGATAAGCTCAAACTGCTTGGGGAAAACTATGCGTTCGCGGCAAAAGAAGCCCAAGGCTCTGGTCGAAGGGCCAATCGATATGCTGAAGATGCCGTGCGTATCCAGGGCGCGGTCGAGGAGCTTACGCAGGAGCTTGACCAGTTACAGAAAAAGCGTTCAGACGTCGACGCAGCCCTAGATAAAAAGAGTTCATCCCCATCTGGTAATGGCCCGGATCGCCAGGCAAACCCGGAGGATACAAAGGCTCTCCAGAATCTTCGCGACGAGGCTGAACTATCTGCTCTCGCGGGTGAAGAACGGGCGAAGCTTGCCGCGCGCAAAAAGCTCAGTGCTGATGCCACAAAAGAGGAGATCGCGGAGGCGGAGCGTCTCGCTGTCCAGATATTCCGCAACAGCGAAGCGCGGAAGCAAGAGAAGAAGTCAGCCTCTGATACCGCCTCTACGGTCAAAAAGTCGATGGAGGATCAGCGTCGCGCTGCCTTGGACAATGAGAAGACTATCGGAGACCTTTCCCAGCAACTGGCACAGGCTGGACTGAAGGGAAAGGAACTGGCAGAAGCTGGGGCGCAATCTCGCCTTAATCCATTCGCCACGCCGGAGCAGGTCGCCCAGGTCCGCGCGCTCGCCGCGGCACTGTACGAAGCGCAACAGATCGAAGCCAACAAGCAGTTGCTGGGTCAGATGGACCCGATCGCCGGCGAAGATCAGCGCTATCAGACCGAACTGGAGAACCTGAAGAAGCTGAACGAGGCCAAATTGCTCGAGGACCAGCGCTACCTGGAACTCAAGGCGCAGGCCGAGCAACAGCACGATGCCACGATGAAGCAACTGGAGGAGGAACGATTCCGCCGCCAGGCTGCCGGCAACGAGATGATCATGGCAACGCTGGATCAGGTGCAGCAGGCCGGCACGAACGCTCTGACTGGGCTGATAACAGGGGCGAACAACGGTGCCGATGCCATGCGACAACTGGCCGGCGCCATGCTGAACCAGGTCGTTGGCGCCCTCGTCAAGGTCGGCATCGAACAGGCGAAGAACTTCATCATGGGGCAGGCCCAGCAGGCGGCTGCGGCGACGACAGCCGCGGCGACAGGTGCAGCTATGGCTTCTGCCTACGCGCCAGCCGCTGCTGCCGCTTCGGTTGCGTCATTCGGCGGGGCGGCAACGGCTGGCCTTACCGCAATGGCGGCCGCCATCCCGGCAATGCTTGGGATGTTCGCTGGAGGTCGCCAGTACGGCGGTCCCGTAGGGGCGGGCGGCATGTACCGGATCAACGAGAACGGCGCACCAGAGGTATTCCAGGCTGCGAATGGCCGGCAGTACATGCTGCCGAACACCCGTGGAGAGGTGATCAGCAACGGCGACGCCTCCGCTCAAGGCTCGCCGCAGATCAGCCTGCAGATCATCAACAACGGTCCGCCGGTTTCCGCCACCGCCGCCATGGACGGGAACAACCTGCGGGTAACTCTCGATGCGGTCGAGCAGGACTTTGCCAACAAGGTTTCGTCTGGCCAGGGGCTTTACCCGAAAGCAATCGAAGGCGCCTATGGATTCAAGAGGGCAGGGCGATGATCAAATGGCCTGATGGCCTTCCCTTTCCGCTCAGGGAGGGGTACGGCTTCAAGACGGTTGAACCAATGGCCAGGACCGCCCTCCAGAGCGGCCGGGCACGCTATCGACGGAACTTCAGCGGCGTGCCGGTTGCTCTGGAGGTTTCTTGGCTGTTCACCGCTGAGCAGGCGCGTCTGTTCAAGGGGTGGTACCGAGACGTCCTGAAAGACGGCGTCAAGTGGTTCGAGTGCGAGCTCAGAACGGAAGAAGGCATTGTTCCGTGCCACCTGCACTTCGAGGGGATCTACGACGGTGGCTATCTCGTCGGGCGCGACCACTGGCGCTTCAACGCGACCGTCGTGATGCGAGAGCGCTCGATCATCGATCCTGGGTGGGCTGAGATTCTGCCCGAGTACATCCTCCTCGCTGACATCTTCGACATCGCGATGAACAGGGAGTGGCCTCGACATGGCGACGGCTCTTGAGCGGTTCTATGCCTCAGGCGGTGAGGACCTGCAGCTCGCCACGATCGAGTTGTCATGCCCGGCGTGGCCCGAGCCTATCCTCATCTGTCAGGGCTATGACGACATCACCTGCATGACCGAAGACGGGCGGCTGCTGACGTTCATCGCCGGTGCGATCGACGTATCGATTCCCAAGCGAGACAACAGCGGGAACCAGAACGTTGGCTTTGCGATCGACAACGTGACCGGATTCGCCCAGCAGCGTATCAATGAAGCCCTGGAGGCGGGCGAGTATGTCACCCTGATCCTGCGGATGTACCTGGAGAGCGATCTCACAGCACCTGCTGAGCGTCCGTACCGGATGAGGGTCAAGGCGCCGAGTTTCGAAGGTCTCACTGTCCAGGTGGAGGCCGGCTACTACGACCTCATCAACACTGCCGCGCTGCGCCGCATCTACAACGTCAGCGAATTCCCTGGCCTCAAATACTGGCCCTGATCCCATGCCGAACAGATACCTCTCCGCCATCTATACCGAGGGCGGGCGGGCTCTGCCGTGCCTTGACTGCTGGGGCCTGACGCTCATCGCGCGGGTTGAGTTGTTCGGGCTGCCGATGCTGACCGACTTCGGTGGTGTCACGCGACTCACCCCGGTTTCGATGCAGCGGGCGTGCGAGAGGGAGATCGAGCGCGCGCTTGAGCAGTGCGATCCAGGGCCTGGGGTCATCGCTGCGGCCTACAGAGGGCGGCTTCTCGATCACGTAGGCCTGTTGGTCGAGGTAGATGGACGCCTGCGGGTTCTCGAAATCAATCCGGGGAGCGGGGTGTCGCTCACACCGCTCCAGAAGTTCTCCGACAAATACTCCAAGGTGGTCTTCTACCGTGATCGAAATCTACCCATCGCTCCTTGACGGAGAACCGCTGGAGCGGCATCCGATCGGCCGCAGGATGACGATTCATGCCTGGCTGACCGCGAATTCTCCTGGGTACCGCTGCCACGATGTCCACCCGTTCTCCATCGGTGTTGTCCCCGCCGAGGTTGCGCTCTGCGGTGACCTGACCGACAAGCAGAAAAAGGCGCATGAGGAGTTCGTCCACCCGGGAGAGTGGGCCGAACGCATCATCGACCGCGGCGACATCGTTCGGATCTACAAGCTGCCTCGCGGGACCGATCCGTTCACGATCACGGCAGCGCTGTTCAAAGGTGCGCAGTCCGTTTTTCGGATGCTCATGCCTCAATTGCCTGGCATGCCAACGAACCCTGGGCAAGGCGCGTCGCTGTCTGAAACCAGTGCGCGGGGAAACAAGGTCAAGCTCGGCGATGCGATCCGCGAAGTTGCTGGCCGTCGTCTGATTTATCCCGACTACATCCTGCCGCCCAGGAAGTATTTCGCCGGCCCGCGTGAGCAGTGGACCGAAATGCTGTTGTGCATTGGCCGTGGTCGGTTCCAGATCGCCGAAGGTGCAGCGAAAATCGGTGACACGTCGTTCCTGGCGCTTGGCGCCGATGCCTCGTTCCAGATTTTCGAACCAGGGCAGAACGTCAGCGGGCACCCGGCATCGGTCTGGTGGCACCTGGTTGAGGAAGTTGGTGCGAGCTCAACTGGTAATGCCGGCCTGGACCTGACCGAGAGCTCCAATCTCACCCCGAACCCGTCGGCAACTACGTTCACGTTTTCCGGAACGAACATCATCATTTCTGCCGGAGCCGGGTCGTTCCCCTCTGACTGGGTTGCGGGGACGATCCTGCGGGTTGAGGCGATGTACCCCTATTCGGTGAACGATGGCGGCGGTTCTGACCGCGATGTCGTGACCGGTGACATCGCGCAACTGGGCCTGGATATCGGAGACGAGATCGAGGTTGTTGGCACCAACGGCGGCCTCTACCTGGTGAACGACATTACCTCCACGTCGATGACGCTCAACTACAGCAACGGTTCTCCGGCGAATGCGCTCCAGACCGGGTCCGGCAGCGCCGCAATCGGCCCGCGCGGACTGCGCTATCGGATCACGGCGTACAGCGCGCAGCAACTCACCGTCGAGCGGCTGACCAGTGCGGGCGGTGTCGATGTGGACTGGCCAGGGTTTACCGCTCTCAACTCGTCTACGTCCCGAGTCACCATCGATCCGACCAGCCTAGAAGGGGGCTGGCGCGGTCCTTTCCCGGCGTGCCCTGTGTCGGAGAAGACCAACTTCGTCGAGATCGACGTGTTTTGCCCGGAAGGCCTGTGCGGCGTAGGCAGGGAAGGGCAGATCTACCAGATCCGCACCTATTACGACATCCAGTGGCGAGACATGGCCATCGGCGGCGCATGGACGACGGTCAGCAAGAACCACGCAGGGAGTTCATTGGATCAGCAAGGATTCACGGACGGCATCTCGCTGCCTTACATGATGCGACCCGAATTTCGCATTCGAAAAGTGTTCGTCAACCAGGGCGGCAACTCAACATCCGAGTACCGAGACCGCACCCAGTGGTACGGGATGCGCGCGCGCCTCCAGGCTCCATCGTCCTACGCCGGCGTCACGACAATGGCTGTTCGGTATCGGTCGTCTGACCGCATCGCGGCGCAGACCGAAAGCCGCGTCTCGGTAGAGGCTACCCGCATGCTACCGACTCGGCAGAACGGTGCATGGACACCCGAGATCGCAACGCGAGACATCGTTCCGTTCCTCTGCTACATCGCGAAGGAGCGAGGCTATACCGATGCGGATCTCGACCTCGAAGAACTGGATAGGCTGGACGCCGTCTGGAAGGCCCGCGGCGACACGTTTGACATGATCTACGAGGACGGCAAGGTCACGGTCGCGCAGATAATGGATGACGTGCTTGCGGCCGGATATGCGGAGAAGACCATTAAGCGCGGCGTGATCTCTGCGGCCCGAGACGAGCCAAGGACAACATTCGGGCACATGTACTCGCCTCAGAACATGGATGGTCCACTGATGATCAGCATCAGCGCGCCGTCTGAGGACGACTACGACGGCGTCGATGTGGAGTTCGTCAATGCCAACGGCTGGATCGAAGATACCGTGCAGTGCCGCCTGCCCGGCGATGTCGGCAGGAAGGTCGAGAAGATCACGGCTGTTGGTGTCACAAACCGCGATCGGGCCTGGCGCTATGGGATGCGCCGCCGGATGGCACAGCGATACCGGCGAACCGAGTATTCGTTCAATACCGGCCTCGACGCGCTGAACAGCGAGTTCTGGGATTACGTGGCCCTTGCCGGCGATGTTCCAGGCCCTGGGCTGGCGCAGAGCGCATACCTGAAATCGTTCGTGATCTCGGGAAACTCGGTGCTGATCGAGTCCAGCGAGCCGCTCGACTGGTCGCTGCTGAACTCTCCAGCACTGTACCTGCGCCGTCCAGACGGAACGGTATCCGGCGGATACCCGGCATCTCGGATCGACGACTACCGGCTGAGCATTCCCAGCATCGACTTCGTCCCTGATGTGTCCTGGGAGATCGAGCCGCCGCACCTGCTGCTGGGAAACCCATACCCGGCACTGATCAGTTCCATCGATCCCAACGGAAATACCGCGGCATCTGTTCGTGCGGTGAACTACGACCCCAGGGTCTACACCTACGACAACGCCAGCGCCCCCAACTGACCGCACACACAAATCCAGAGCCCGCCATAGAGCGGGCTTTCTTATGCTTGGAGAAAAGCATGGACTACGATACCAGCGGCTTCCCGCTCGGCTCGAAAGACCCTCGCGTCTTGTACAAAAACGCCAAGAATTTCGACTATGCGATGAATGATCGCGAAAGCGTTTCGTGGGTTGACCGCTTCGGGGTATCTCGCAAGACTTGGTTCGGTGTCGAACAGCAGGTAAATGACTACCTGGCATCTCAAGGATTCGAGCCAGGCGTGCTGGAGTACGTCGACGGCTCCCCGCTGACCGTAGATCGCCCGACCCAACTGATCCAGCGCGGGGACAACATCTACAGCGTCAAGCGCCCGGCATCGTTCCCCGTCAATCTGACCGGGAACTGGGCGACGGACCAGAACCTCCTGGTAGCACAGATAGATCAAACCCTCAGGCAGGAATTGAGCGAACCTGACGGTATGCAGATGATTGGCGCTCTTGATGGGAAAGTTGGCGACTATTTGCCGAACCGCATTCACGTCCGTAAATTCGGCGTTGTGGGTGACGGAGTTACCGACGACTCTAATGCGTTGGAAACTGCCATTATGGCAGGCGTGCCAATTGACCTCGGAAATTTGCAGATCAGGATTACACGCTCAATTGGGAACCAGGCAACCATTCCTACCGCCATCGACTGGAAATCCAGTGGCGCAAAGATTTTCATGGACTCATCTACCATCAAGGAGTCTGTTCTCTATTTTTCAGTGTTGCCGCTTGATCATCGAATCGAAGGCCCGCTGTTTATTGATGGCGCATCCAAAGCCTTTGCTGGAATCTATCTCCGCAACAATTCGGCAGATTTCTATCCGCTAGGCTACGGAACCATGTTTGCCAGCGACCTACGTGTTGAAAATATACGGAGGGCGGATGCTACCTATGCAAATGGAGACGGTATCCTAATTCGCGGGGGGTTTACCAGCGTCACCTTGATTCGTCCAATTGTGCGAAATGTTGTGCTTGCGCCTGGTGCTGGAATTTCAGGAATGGTTGGCGTGTCCGGTATTGCTGTATTTGGAAATAGCGACGGAATTGGATATCCGCGCACAGTAACAATTGTTGACCCATATATAGAAAATATAAGCAGCGAAGACCCATCCTATCATGATGATATGGACGGTATCCGTGTTTTCGGGCCACACGCAGTTACTCCAGGTGTAAATGCTATAGACAGCACGTTTAGTATTACGCGCGGGGTCTTTAGGAACTGCTATGGTCGCAGCATCAAATCCCAAATGACAACCGGCCAGGTTATTGGTGGTAAGTTTATTCGAACAACTGGCCCTGCGTCTGGAGTAGGTAATGAGGAGATTTCATTCCAACAGGGTGCCGGCTATGTCGAGGACGTTGTGTGCCTTTACTACGGTGGTAACGTTCCGAGCACGGTTATAAACGGCGGTGAAGGAACTGTAGAGCGCAAAAGGCCATCCCTTAAGGTAAAGGGTGTATATGTAGCTAACCACTCTAACCCAGCAATTCCGCAGGTTATACAGACGTTCTCTCCGGGGGTGAGTACCGGCCTGGTATCCGTTGAGGATGTTGAGGTGCAAGGTCCAGTTGACCGGCTAGTAGAATATCTGGTGAACGGTGATCTTAATGCGCTAAAGGTCGCTAACGTGAGCGTAGACGGGCTCACCACTGAGCTGATCAGAGCAAAGAGCAGTGGTTCATCCACTCCGCTTGGCGCAAAGGTGTACGCAGAAAACTGTATAAATACCGGATCATTACGACCAATTCTCACCCATCGCGTAGCCGGAAATGCTGTGGTTGTAGAGCTAAGCGAATACGGATGCGTCGGATTTACCAGAAATGGATCTGCTGATACATCACTGGTGAATCCGGGGAGTGTTATGCGTCCATATGCAATCGCAGGCGAAGGGCAGTCTGTCGGCGGCAGCATGCGTGTTCAGTCTGTAAGCATCCCCGCTGGCGCTGTAGGTCAGATTCAGGGGCATGGCGTGAATAATGGCGTCTGCTTTGCGATTATATCTATAAATAGAAACGCATCATCTCAGGGGGCTGTATCTATATCAGCAACTGGAGTTGTAGCGCTAGCGGTGGGCTCTGATATCACTGTTGGAACCACGTCAGAGCCAGCCAGCGGTCTTTTTAGGGTATGGGCTCAAGCTTCTGGGGCAGGAACAATTAACATAAGAAATGGAGATGCATCGACCAGAGCTGTTACTGTCGTAAGTTTTGGTTAATTTAAATATGGTCGCCTAAAACAAGAGGCGACCTGTTAATTAGCGAGCTGTAATCTCGTTTATTTCTTTCAGGCGCGCAACTCCCGCAATGCCTCCGGGTGCATGCCAGCAACCTTAATTAAGGTTTTCGCTGCTCCAGACGGGGATCGGCGTCCTTGCTCCCAGTCTTGCAGCGTGCGGACGCTCACGCCCAAAAGCTCGGCGAACTCAGACTGTGGCATGCCAACTTTTGCGCGAACTTCGGCAACCGGAGAAAGTTCAATCTGCGTTGAGCGGGCGATCTTCCCCTTCTTCATTTCGTCAATCGAGGCGAGGAGATCGGCCTCGAAGGTTTCAAGTTCCTTATCCATTCATAGCCTCTTTCAATTTGCTCAAGGTGGATGCTGGTAGGTTATCGAACTTTGATTTTGTGTACGCTATCAGTAGCCAGATGGATTGCGCCTCTTCGGCGTTGTAGTAGATCACGCGCGCGCCGCCGCGCTTACCCATGCCGGGGCGAGACCAGCGCACCTTGCGAAGCCCACCCGATCCTGGGATCACATCTCCGACCAAGGGGTTGGCTGCAATCCACGTAATGAACTCCTCCCGTTCGAGGTCGTTCCAGATGTCGTCTGCATAGCGTTTGAAAATCTCTGTTTCGATGACTGTTCGCATTTTTTTGATTGTACGGCACTGCCGTAGCTTCTGGCAAATTGACGATAAGCATGATTCAAGGCCCCGCCGAAACGGGGCCAAGAACCTCAGCGAATGCGGAATTCAGAATACCGGTTGAGCCCCAGCCGCCGCTGTACGGCATCGAATTCATCATCGAAATCCTTCCTGAGCTTCCAGACTCCCATGTAGCCATCCTTGAAGTGGTCGATCATCTCTACGCCCGCGCGGGAGCCGTGCTGCCCAAGGAAGCTGTAGAGGCTGTGGCGCTTGAAGATTTCGAACAGGTACTGGAAGTGGTGGCAGACGAAGTACACGTCGTAGAGCTGGTGGTCGTTGAGCATGGTGCCGCAGCGTTTTTCAGGCTTCGGCAGCCATTCGCCTTCGTGAACGCTGTAGGCGGCGACGAAGTTGCGGGCCGCATCCAACTGATTGGCGGGGATGTCTGTGGCAGACCGAACCCCGAATGCGGCATGGGTCTGTGACCATATTTTCGCGGTGGCGCGTCGGCGGACTTCGACTGGGAGGGCGGCTACCTTGCCCCTGATCAGCGAGCCGAGCATGTGGAAGCCGTCGGTGCCGATGGTTTCGCCAACCAGGGTTGCCATCTTATTGCTGGAGTCCTCATAGCGACCATGCTTGCGAATCGCAGGAAGTACCTCGGCGGTTACCCACTTCTTGAAGCGCTTGGCCTCAGCCTTGCGGCTGCGCAGGATCGCCGAGTACAGCCCAGACTCGTTGATGACCAGCATTTCCTGATCGCCGCCAGGGGTACGCACAATCTGCGTACCCTTCTCGTCATCGTCGAGATTGCGCGTCATGTCACCGGCAATTCGGTATTCCAAGGCGCAAGAAACATCAGCCGCTACGAACCAAGGCTGATCATCGATCAGCAGGGTGCGGACTTCGCGAGCATCGAACTGGAAGGGAATTACTTGAGCGGTTTGCATGATGAGGACTCCTTACCTGTTTGGGAGTTCGCCATCTCTGCGACCAAGAAGAGGGAGGCGAACTGTACGCGGGTTGGCCGACCGGGGGTAAGGCTCCCGGCACACCCGAAGGTGTCCCACGCACAGCCCGCCATAAAGCGAGGGCACAAAAAAAACGCCCTGCGGCGCTGTGCGCCTTACCGATTCGGGCGGCCAAGCCCGACCGCTGAATTTGCAGCGGCAGGCGGAATATGGAATAAACGCCAGCATTCGTCAACGTTCATGAGGGGCTGGGGTGGCTAAAAAGGAAATCGACTCAGCGAGCATCCATGCGAATCGAATGGCTAAGCTGAATAGCGCGTCCAGCAGCTACGGTTGCAGGACTTTGTTTATGCATCTATCGGCCCTTCGTCCAGATACCCGAACCTCTCACGCGGCAAGGCATGGAAAGCTTTTCACTGCTGATCAGGTAAGGGAGTGGTATGCGCGTGATGGCAATTCAGAGGGATGCAGGTGCTCACTCGTTGAGGTTCTCGTAGACGAGCAGGGTGTCCCCCTGGCTCCCATGCTGGTTGAGCGTGCGCGCCAGACTTTCGAAAAGATGAAGGCGAAGGGGCTCGGCGACTGGACAAGAGAACTGTGACCTCGAGGTCTGGCGTCATGCACGGGCGATTGATAGCGTCGTGACCTGCTGACAACTGATCAATAAGGGATTGCCATGCAGTACAGCGTGATTGTCACGGGCACAGGATTCGAAGGTCGTAGCGGCAGAATACGCCTGGCTGTGCGCCCCGGAATGGAAGTCAAGCTAGTGCCAGAACCGGACAACCCGCACGACCCCAATGCCATCGCCGTCTACGTGCATGTCCGGCGCTGGTTCACCCTGTTCCTCCCGACTGACGTACAAATCGGCTACATCAAGAGAGATCGGGCCGCGTTCTTCACCCGAAAGATGAAGGCGGGTGGGCGGATCACAAAGGCAACAGTGAAAAGCATGTATACCGAACTCGACCATCCAAGGGTTTCTCTGAGCATCGAAACCGACTGGTAGTCGCGCAAGACAGAAAAGCAAAACCCCCGGACGTTCACAGCGTGCCGGGGGTTTTTATTTCCACCCCTTGGGAAGGACAAGGAGCAGAACATACGTGAATCGTAGACCAATCTTGCTGAAGGTTAAAGACTGGCTGGAGGTCAAAATGCCAACGAGTCATTTCCTGAACTTTTGCATCGGGGTCAGCCTGCTGATCCTCGCCTGTGGAGCCGCCGCCTGGCTGTCGTCTCCCGTGCTGTTGGTGATCCTGACCGGTAGCTAACCCGAACACATTCCCGACGAAGATAAGCCCGCCACTGAGCGGGCTTCGTCGTTTTTGGAGACCCGTAATGCGTACATCCCAACGAGGCATAGACCTCATCAAATCGTTCGAGGGCCTACGCCTGTCCGCCTATCAGGACTCGGTAGGCGTTTGGACCATTGGCTACGGCACCACGCGGGGCGTCACCCGCTACATGACGATCACCGTCGAGCAGGCCGAGCGGATGCTGTCGAACGACATTCAGCGCTTCGAGCCCGAGATGGACAAGCTGGTGAAAGTGCCACTGAACCAGAACCAGTGGGATGCCCTGATGAGCTTCGTGTACAACCTGGGCGCGGCCAATCTGGCGTCGTCCACGCTGCTCAAGCTGCTGAACAGGGGGGACTACCAGGGAGCAGCGGACCAGTTCTCGCGATGGGTGAATGCCGGAGGAAAGCGACTGGGGGGCCTGGTTAAGCGCCGAGCGGCGGAACGTGTCCTGTTCCTGGAGCCGCTGTCGTGATCTCCGCTCGCGCTTTATCGGTCGCGCTGGCCTGCCTGGTGCTGGTCGGCCTCGGCACCGCCGGCGGTGTCTGGCTCGGCGCGCGACACTACCGGCCGCAGCTCGATGCCGCGAGCGCGGATCTGATTGCCTGCCGCGCCGCCCGGGGAGAGTTGGAGTCCGCAGTGGCGGAGCAGGTCCGGCAGGTTGCCGTGCTGCGTCAGGCTGGTGAGCGGCGCGCGAGGGACGCCGCCCAAGCGGTTGAGCAGGGACGACAGCAGGCCGCGGAGCGGTATTCCGCCGCCAACCGTCTGCTGCGTGACCGCACCGCCGGCGAGCAGTGTGCTGCCGCCGAGGCGGTCATCGACAAGGAGCTGGGGCTATGAAGCTGCAGGCGTGGCGAAAGACTGCAGGTGCAGCGATTTCCGGCAGGTGCAGCCGAAAGGTGCAGGTGGTGCAGGTGCTGGGGTTGGTGTTCGCGCTGGCGGGATGCGCCGGACGGCAGGAGGCCGAGCCGCGCACGGTGCGCGTAGATGTGCCGGTGGCGGTGCCTTGCCGAGTGCCGGCGGTCGAGGTGCCGGCCTGGGCAACCGCTGGGCTGAAGAAGAGCGACGATATCCAGACCAAGGTCCGTGCGCTGCTCGCCGAACGCTTGCAGCGGATCGGTTATGAGGCGCAGCTCCTGGCTGCGAACCAGGCCTGCCAGGATTAGGAGTAGACTACGGCCTTTTCCTACGGAGCTCGGTGATGCTGGTGATTCGATTCAAGGGCTGGTCGGTGAAACTCGACCACCAGGTGGGCAGCGCTGGGAAACATGGCATCTGGTCGTTCCACGGCTCGGAGAGCAGCTACGTGCCGGACATGCAGACGATTCTCCGGCATGCTGCTATTCGGCCTGCGGAGCCGAAAGAAGGCGGGGAGGTCGAGGTATTCATCTGTGATTCGCGCATGCCGCAGGATGAGTGGCGGCCTGTCGGTAGCGGCGTTGCGGCCTACGAGTCGGACCGCTGAAGTTTGTATGTGCCGGTGTATGTACGAATGGGTGGGTGCGCTTTAGATCCCCGGAAATAGTGATTCAATTACGTCCCTCTCCGGGACGCCATTTCATGCTCTGCTCCAGCTTCCCTCGCCGCTTCGCCAGTCCGCTTGCCGTCACTTTCTCCGATAGCTTTTCTTGCCGCCCGGCGTCAGGCAGTACACCCCTCCGCGCGGGCCCGTGCAGAACGAGCCGCTGCCACAGGCACAGCCCTGCGTCGTGCCTTGCAGACGCTGTACGGCGGGTTGTCCGGTACGTCCGCCGGCGTTGCCGAAGTAGGCCGCGCAACTGCGCTTCGAGGCGCTGATGGAGCCGTCGTTGCAGAGGAAGATATCGCCGTCGCAACCGGCGATACCGCCTTTCTTTCCCGAGCAGGGGCTATTGGCGGCCAGCGCCGGAAGTGCGCAGACCGACAGGAGGAAGAGGGCGATCGAGGCGAAGAGTCCGAATTTCAT